TGTTTTATACAATCACATATCCCGGCCGCCGCATCTTGAGGATTTTGTTTAAGTAAATCATCGAATGATGGAGGTAATTGTACCGGTTCCTCTAAAACTTTTTCTTGCGGAGCAGTATATGATTCAGCATCGCTTGTATGCGAACTACCTATACTTCCATCCATAGCATCTATGAAACCTGGATTCAACTCTGTCCTTGTAGCGGTGTTGTCTACCGCCCATCTTGGAAGGTCGCAGTTAGAACAGTTTTGGCTATTACTCTTTGGTATTATCTCTGTATCATAATCGGTTGGCTCAGGTGAAATAGGAAAGTCTACTGAATGTGTACCATCACAGTAGTTCCATCTTATAGCCGGTATGTAGTTTTCATCCGCCCGGCAGGTCTTAACTAAATGAGCTTCATTTGCCGGTACCAATGGTATAACATATTCGGCTTCTATTTCATTGGCAAGTGGTTGATAGTGGAGATTAGTTTCTCCTAACAAATTGTATAGGATTAGCCTACCATCCTTTTGTATCATGTTTCTACCTCTTAGGTAGGTAGGATTTTTTACCTGTACAGCTTCTTTAGTTATTATATCACCTTTTTGTCCGGTGTACTCCAACTCCAGTTTTCCTGAACCGTAGTTTGATCTGAAAACAACTTCCGGCGGAAATTCCACCCCATTTACCGTTTTTACTAACGCTACGTTTACCTGAGAGTAGGAAGGGTCTAAATTAGTTAATTCTAACTTAATAGATTTATGGGTAGGTTCTCCCCCTACAAAGTCTTTTTCAGCTACATATACAGGATTGGTGAATTTAAACCAATTAGTAGTATTATGATCATCGTCTTCCAATTGTGTGATAAATTGGTAAGCTCCATTAGGAATACCATCTCCGCCCCCGGACAATACACTTGTTACCGTATTAGGGCCACAGATACATCTAAATAGCCTGAACTTAGCAATAGAGTAGTCCTTACACTTATCATCTAAGTTAATGTGGTTGTACCAATACTTTGAACTCCAATATAAGTATAGGTCCCGGCAGCCATTATCATTCTTAAGTTCCATGCCGGAAATCCACTCATCTTCAGAAAACTCTAACTTACCATCAGGTAAATCATTGTCATTTACTACCTTTATGTACTGCTTATTCTTTTCATCTAAAATACCTATTTCAGATAGTCCAGAAGAGTTCACAAGCATTACTATAAACCAGTCCCTTTCTTCGGCATATATGATACCTCTTACTATAAAACCATCCGGTATTTTAACATACAATTCATTAGAAGATTCATTAGCTACACCGAAGTTACTCTCATTATCAGTTTTGTTTACAACAGACCAAGCCTCCTTGTACGTGCCGACCGGCTGTAAAGAAGGTAATGCATCTTTCCATAAACCTTTATCAAATGTATTTATGGCATAACTGTGTATTCTATCCTTTGGATCCATTAAGGTTTCAATTTATTAAACCCCATATAAAAGTTGTCAGGCTGATGTCTATTCATCTGACTCTCTGAATTATAATAAGGGTATACTTTATTCCAATGATTTTCTAAAAATGAACTCCATGATTGGAATTCAGGGGTGTTTAATACTTCTCTAGCTCTTGCTATTTTTTGGTCCGCCATTTGTTGTGCGTACCGGGCAGATCCTTCTAATGTACGATCTTTTGTCCTACGAAATAAACGGTAAAGCATGGTAGCTTCTACCGCCCAGTTTATTGCTTCGAATACTTCATGCCGGTTAGGTATAAGCCTGTAACCGTTTTCATCGGTTTTATTAGCAAGATAGGATATTAATACCCATCCATCTTTTGCAGAACTTTTTAAATAAGGTAAATCGAGTTTGTATTCAACCGATTCATTTGCAAGTAACCTTTCATCTAAATTAAGGCAACCCTTTACATGCAAGTCTGCGTTAAAAAAGTTATGTTGAGCATACTTCATTACACGAAAATTAGGATTGAAGGCACTTCTTACTCCTCCACCCCTTCTTATTCCTCCATGAGAATAGAAAGACTTCATGTGATTGTAATGATACTCCGGGTGTGCCTGATCCCATATACGGTCTATTTCTACCTTTACCACTTCAGATCCGTCACAATTAGGACACTCCTTACTTACCTTGAACTCACACCCGGTACCATCGTATGTTTTTGTAACCCACTCTACTACTTCTTCTCTGGTTATAAAACCTTCAAAAGCTTCTCTATATAAAACCTGTATAGCTTTCTTGAAGTCTCTTGGAAGCAGTGCTTTATAATCTTCTATTTTTAATAGAACTACTTTCTGACTATCTTGTTCGGAATCAGAAACCTTTTCTATTATGTCATTAGCTTTTTTTAGAATAAGTAATTTATCTATACGCCCTTCATCTCCTGAAAAACTTATGTACTCTTCTATAGCTTTCTCTATTCCTACAAAATTTGTTATCATGCTTAATCTAAATGTGCTTTAAAGTCTTTCATTAAAGGATCGGCGGCGCATTTTTTTATCCACCTGGCTAAACCTCTTCTACCCGCTATCTCATTTCCTTTTGTAAACCTACATGGGTTTAAATTGTAAAAAAATAAATGTCTCGGTCCCCCAATTCCTTTATTCCATTTAAACCTAAACCGATGCCCTTTTGTATGTATGTTGTATCTTCGTACTAACTCACCTTTCTCTCTTGTTGATATCCAATCCTTATGTTTAGGGGTAGCCCCTACTTTATCTACTATGTAGTAAGATCCTAATTTAAAGGGCATCTTAAATCTCCATATATTCTTTATTATTTGTTCCCATATTTTTAAGAACACAAACTTAAGTACAGCTACATATAATTTTTTAGATACCGGCGGTTTTTTTAAACCACAATGTTTGTATAAATAATATAGTTCCGGAAATCCGATGGATAAGTTACCATACCTGTTTACTCTTATGAACCTATCTAATTTAAATCTTTTGTTTACTTCTAATGATTGTAAAGGGTCTTTTAAGGCCATAATTATTTTATTTGTTTAATCAGTTACATTTACTACTTGTAAGGTATCGCTATTATTATAATAGCTCAGCCTAATTGTTCCATCTGCACGTTTAAATATATTTTTAGAGTAATTTCCATAAATATGGGTTGCATTACTCATATTGCTGATGCAATTTGCATTTATTAAGTTATTATTTTGGATAACTTTATTAGATAAAGTGCCAGATGTTGTAAAGTTGAATGAACTATTTATTAAAGTATTTCCACTAACTTGCAGAAAATTAGCTGCTGTAATAAATGCTATATAAGAATTGTTTAAGTCGTTCCCTAAAATTAGGCTATTTTCTGGTAAATTAACTGACGCAATTATTGAATAGGATTTGAGTACATTATTTAAAAAAAAAGTTTCTTTACCAGTTGATATATTTTTTATTGTTGAACTATTAATTAAATAGTTGCCTGAATTTTCTAATGTTTTAAAATTAATACAATTAAAATAAGAATATATTACACTATTATTACAGCTTCCTAAAGCGGATTCTCCAGATGGACTCATAACGTAGTTGCCATATTGCATTGCAGCAATTGGGTGAACATTTCCTTCTGCCCAATTTGCATTATTATTCCCTCTCAACTTATAATTAACATCAATATTAGCTAATTCATCTATTCTTCTTGTAATAAAGTCATTATCATAATCATACTCTATGTAATCAATTACTTTTTTGTATGCAGATGTGTCGGAATATGGTATCTTAGTCCATTCTGAATCTAAGGTAAAATCATCTATTGAAGTTCCTTGATTCCCATTTACATTTTCCCACATATAACCACCCCATATTACTCTGTTACCAATTGCATATGTAGTGTTTGTAGTATCCCATATCCCCCATAACCCTGTTGTATCTGTATTATAATAATTACTTGCAAACTGATATTTAGGATTGTAAAATTCGCCATATCCTGAATTAGTAAATGTACTATTAGATAATGCAGTTAGGTAAATTGTTATGCCTAAATCATTACCATCATCGTATAATTTTTCTATATAGAAACCTGGTTTATTTTTATGTACGCCTGTGATCTTATATACTGTACCTGGTACTAATGTTTTATAAACAACAGAAGATTGAAATTGAGGTAAAGTTAAAGTTTCAAACAAGGAAGTTTTAACAGGAACATACATAGAGCCCGCCCGGTTGAAAACGTGTAAGGAGCCATTGGAAATGTCCACGGCTACTTCGCTGTTTCTGTTTAGGTTTTTCAGTGTTAAGGTGTCAAGACCACGGGTATTAGGATTTCCGTTTGAATACAAAAGTCCTCCGGACTTTATTATTTGCGAATAAGATACCGCAGAAATAAATAACAGTAAAAAAGATAAGAGTTTTTTCATTAGTTAACGTTTTAGTCCCGGAGACATAGCATCCGGAAGAGTGTTATTAAATACATCAAAAGCCGGATTACCTCTCATAGTATTTTGAATGGACCTCAATGTCAATTCAAATACCTGAGCTTCTATCTCCGGATCAATTATAAATTTATCATCTAAGTATGAACAAGGTTTTTTAATAGCCTCTCCACATTTAGGATAGTTTATCACTTCAATTGGATTTTTAGCTACAAGTGTTATAGCTATTGCCTTTATTTCATCGAACTTTGAGTTACTGTAAATATAAAGGTCTGTTTTACTTCCATAGTTCTTTATAGTGTAATACAAAGCAGTTGATTGTGCTTCTATGCGAGAGTTTACAGCATATTGAAAATTAGGCCAAGGAACATATGTGAATTCTCTTATTTCTTTATTACAGTTTTGACAGTCCGGCGCAACAGTTGTTACCTGAATAGGCAAGCCGTCTATCATAGATGGAAGTGGATACTTAGTTTTTTGAAAATAACATCCTGTAGCAGGTACAAAAGGTGACTCTACTACGTCTACTTTCTCTAATTCTAAACAAGGTATAGTTTGAATTGTACCGGCGGATTGACCTATGGTACCTAACTGTCTATTAAATTTAGCAGTTTCAGTCTGCCTATACATATTAAGATAATAGTATATAAGCGGATTAGGCATCGTGATATCATCAGAAGTTCTTCCTGTCCTATCTTCAGCATAATGACGAAATGCGTTTATAACATATCTTACTGTATCCATTAATTATTCTTCATTGTCTTTTGAGCTAAAAATCCGGCCTGATCCTGTCCTCTTGTTCCTCTCTTGTTTTCCTGCTCTGCATTAAACATCTTTGCTACAGTTCCTAAGCCTTTGAATACGCCTTCTATAGATTTTAATACATCCAAAGCCATCTTCTGTTGCTTAGAGTCTGTCATATCTAATGCAGACACTTCAAACACCATCTTATCAAAAGTATCGCAAAGTGCTTTATAATTCTTTTCTATTGACGTTAAAAACCATGTCGGCCAGGCTTTTATTACTTCTTCATATTCTTCCCATTGAAAGTCATCTCTTTTCAGGTAATTACGAAGTACTAAGCTTCTTCGGTCTTCTTTAGAAAATGTGTAAAAATTTGACCTGGGATCTTCAGATAGATAAATAGCATGCATTATTTTTGAAGCTTCTTCTTCGCCTAATCTTTCTATTAAATCAGAAGTTTCGTCAAAATAACGCATCTCTGGATTGTTCTTAAAGAAGTTTCCTTCAAGGTTTATTATAAGGTTGTTCATGTAGGTTTAGTTTTTGTTTTAGTCGTAGACTCTAATTTCTATATAAAGTTTGGGTATTTGTGCAACATACTCTCTATCGTTATTATCTACCCTATTATTATAAAAACCTAAATAAGTATTATCATCTTCCTCACATCCGGTAAAAGGGGTAATGTAAACACCTGGCCTGTCCCCGTCAAGAGAAAATCTGTCGGCCATCGGTGAATACAAAATAAATGTTTTACCGCAAGTAAATAATCCGCTTGAGGTTGCATACAAATTTGTACTGGCAACAATACCCCAATCAATGGTACCGAGCGTATTTTCTAAAATTGTAGCCACTATATTAGTAGTATCAAGTGTGTTTAAATAAGCTGTATATACTTTATAAGGTCTTGAATCATACTTTACAAAAGAGCTATCGCTTCTATTAAATGTATAAATAGTACCTGTTGTGTAATCAATACATACCTCTGAATTCTTGGATAGATTCTTGGTTACCAAAGTGTCTATACCTCTTGTGTTGGGGTTGCCGTTGGAATAAAGTAATCCGCCGGTTTTTGCTATTTGACCGAACATCATTGAAGATGACAGAACTAAAAGTGCTACAAATAATTTTTTCATTTTAAAAATTTTTAAATTTAACTTAAACATAAATCCCAAGATTCTGGTTTACCCCTTCCATTGTTCCAAGTAACTAAGGCCCCTGCTGTGCTAGCATGCCCTAAATTCTCTGAAAAAATATTACCGGTAAACAAAGAAGCTATTTGATATTTTCTATATTTCATTTCGTCCATTTCCACAAAAACTACATCTTTGTAAGCAGTTACATGAGTCTTCATAGTTCTCTTATACTCCCTGGTATGTCTGTGGCCAGAAATTAAGCAAGTGAAATAATTTCCCGGAAGACCATAATCTAAAATAACCTTCGCAGCGTCTTGTTTAGCTACTCCGGTATCTCCATGAAATAGTATGTACTGAATACCATCTATTACTTTTACTAGGATAGAATGGTTGTAACTTACTTCTATGGATGGTAATGTTTTTTGTAAAAGGTAGGCAAGTATCCCGGCACCTTCAGAAGTTGATTCTTGTTTTTTATCCGCCGCTAATCTGTCGTGATTTCCACCTACAATATTAACTGATCGTAGATTATTTATCCTAGATAAGAAATGCTCAGAAAAAATCTTGTCAGCAAGTATAAATAAATTAGCGCCATACATCCCTAAACCTAATCCCTTAAAAGTATCCGGATGGTTTAACCCGGAAATAGATTCGAAGAAATCTCCAAGCATGTTTACATGCACTGCGGAAAATTGCCTTCTGTTTACTTTCTCAGCTACTTCGTGTAGATACATAATAAGTATGTCTACAGAGAAATCACTTGTTCTTGTCAAATTCTTTATCTCAGCACCTAAATGGAAATCAGCTACATTCAATACCGCTACTTCCCCGGCGGTAGGAAAACTTGCTATCTCCCTGGGAGGTATATTGTCAATAGCTTTTAGTAATCTCTCAATTACATCCTCCTTGGTATCCTTCTTTAACCGAAGTTTTATATGGTTCCGGTAGTTGTTCTTGTGGAAAGGTAATCCATCTAATTTAAACGATGTTACAGACCATACTGTACTCTCATAGTGGTATACTTCCCAAATGGCAGGATCTGCTCCCACCATAGCCATAGCTTCTTCTACGGAGCGTACCGGCTTATCAGATAGGTTTTCGAAGAAAGCAACTTTTTGCTCTAAATTCTCAACCCACTTTTCATTTAAGTTCTTTTGCCCTATTGCGTTTGGATACCCTTGCTTATCATTTTTTAGAGTATCTTTAAGCGTCAGTATGTGTTCCGCCCAATCTTCGTCTATAGGGTATCCGGTGAACCATACATTATCTTTTAAAAAGATGTCTATAAATCTTCGCCACCATTTCCTTATACCATGATTTGAATGTTCATATTTATTACCGTATTCTGCCCATGTTAATCTCCCAGTTCCTTCGTTAAGGGCTATTATATGCTCCTTTAAAAAGGCAATCCTTTTTTGATTTGTTGAATCTGACATAATTTGTTTTTAGTTAACAATAATATTGATGTTGGTTATTATCCGCAATTTCCGCCCGGACATCCACTTGAACCACTTCCTGATCCACCTGTAGAACTTCCGGTAGTAGCGCCTCCTCCTTGCGACAACAAGGTTATGTTACTTTGTGATAAAGTGGAAAGGCTGTCGTTTATATTTTTAATATCAGCAATTATATTGCTTATGTCGGTCTTTATACTGTTTATATTTGTAGCTATCAAAGCTATTACTTCGGCCGGGGTACCTTTTACAAGATTTCCGGAATTATCATAGTTTACTGAAGATAATGTATTAGTATCGTCTATAACCTTGGATAGTTTAGATACAACAGTGCTTATAACGTTAGAAGCCTTCGTAGAAGGTAAAGGAACATTACTGTATCCTTGAATATCTAAGTTATTCAATTGGTCCAACTCAGATTTGTTCTGTCTTAATTGAGAAGACATTATATCAACCATCTCATTAAGGGATACTGTTTCCCCGGCGGTTTTACTTCTATCTTTTACAGATAGTATAAATGTACCGGAATAATCTCTCGGAGAATCTATCAATATATTATCCACCAAATCTACCGTACCGTTAGGAGTATTTATCCGTACAGTCACCTCAGCATTTAGGGGATACCTATCATTTGAAACATTAGCAGCAAATGTAGGTAGAGAACTATCTACAATAACAGAGCTTCCAAACTTCCTTTTACCGGTAAGTGTTACATTTGTCTTGGCTAATTGATAATCAAGAGGTAGATTTGAGATAGCATTTGTTAAATCAAAAGATACTGAAGAGCCGGTTGATAAAGAAGCTACTGAATATGTAGCTGATCTGTTTAAAAGTTTACCTGCATCAGCACTTAAACCATTATCCGCCAAACCTGTGAAATTACTATCTACTCTTATATCACTTGACTTAAGGTTAGCCAATTTATTTGACATCCTTTGAACGGCCTGAAAAAGAGGTAGTTTATCAGAACAGTTATCACAAGTACCATCGTTGGTAGAAGATACGTCTATTAAACCTTCAGATATCTCTACAAACTTAGAAGCAAAGGCTACTATAGCATCGTTGTAGTAATCACCATTTTTTATACCCAAAGCAGGTATATCCGAACCAGACCATACTACACAAGCATCTGATGTCTTGGATAAGCATGCTGAATTACAATCCGGACAATTTTGTGCCATTTTACTTTATTTAAAAATTATTAGTTGCGAGTGGTAGGATTCGAACCTACGGCCTCCGAGTTATGAGCCCGGCGAGCTGACCACTGCTCTACACCGCTATATACCATTGTTTGAATTAATCAAACACAATTATCTCAATCAAATCACCTGATAGGTATGCATTAGTAGCAGTTACCGCAGGAGTTGTGATATTTACAAGTTTAGTGTTAACAGTTACAGTAGAAGTAGATGCCCATACACCTTGCTTTACTTTCATTACTGTAGCACTTACAGGATCAACCGGCATATTAAATTTAACAAAAGTTTTACCTGAAGTAAGAGGAGTACCAGAAAAAGTACCTGTATAAACACCGGCCGAAACATATGACCAAGTTACATCACCTAAGTAATTTCCGTCAGCAGAGTTAAGTACAGTTACTGTAGGAGCGTTAGTGGATGTCTGGGTAATTACCGCTTTATATACTTTATAACCGGTAGATACCGTACCCGCTTTTACCCATTTAGAACCGGCAGTTTTTGTACCCATAAACTTGTAATGGATCCAGTTGGTAGTATCAACCGTAGATACTGGGCGATTTTTCTTGAACCATCGGATGCTTGATACTGAATTAGGGCTACCACCTTTTACCTGAAGATCATTAGATCCTCCAATAATAGATACCTGTGAAAACGCAGAAAAGCCTACAAAGGCTATCATTAACGTTAGAATAAATTTTTTCATAAGAAGTTTTAATTAAATTAAGTTAAAAATTAGTTTGTTTTATAAATACCATTATATGTAATTTGGAATCCTAAACTCCTACCTATAAACATTGATCCTAAATCAATTACATATTCATACCATTTCCTTTTATCACCCAAAGTGACTACCAAGGTACCTCCTACAAGTGATGCGGTATTTAATGCCGCCAATCCATGTTTTGCATCGGTGAATACTACCATAAAATCTCTTGCAAAAGGAAGGCTACTTGTGTTCTTATTATTCCAGGAAATACTAGGGTTCCACCATTGGGGATCAGCATTAGGATGGACTTTTTCAAAAGAACTGTAATGGTATGTTATAGTTTCATGTATACCCCATGATGCCCCGCCTATAAATCCTGTAAGAAAAGATAAACCGGTTCTTTTGTAGTTCCAAGTTTTTAATAATATTTTATGGGATATTTCCGATGGACCTTCTGGTCTTTCGTATCTTGCATCGTAATAACCTGGAAAATATACATCTACTTCACGGATACTATGCTTTGATTTTTTATGTATCTTTATCGTATCAGTTTGAGAAAAACCTAACAAAGGTACACAAAACAATAGGAATAAAAAAATGTTTTTCATGTTTAAATATTTTTGTTTCTGCAATACTACAACATTTTAAACAAAAAACCAAATTTTTATTCAATTATTTTTAAAATTTTTGCAAATTTATTGAATTCTTCTAAACGATGCTTTAGTCCAATAGTACCTCCGTTTATCTTTTTAGTAAGAGCTGTAACCGTTTCTACAGAAGTTCCTTTATCGCATATGCTCCATAGATTATTAGCCTGGAAGTACCATAAAGCGCTTGAAGTAGGGTATTTAACAGATACTAAATCAGGAAACTTTAAAAGGTTTTCGTTAATCGCTTTACCAAAAGCTACATAGTTATTAGCGCCGGTTAGTTGTAAATAACCACGACCACGGAACCAATATCCGTCCTGAGACTTTTCACCTCTATTACCCATTCTGCTCGCATATACCCTTGAACCTATCTTCTCTGGTTTGTTAGCATAGTATACAGAATTAGATTCATTGAAATATTTAGGAAATACTTCTAATAATCTTTTTTCAGAATAGTTTAGGTTTTCTTCTGTTTTTAAAAAACCGCCGGACTCATGACTTGCTTGAGATAAAAAATGAGCAAGCCTTACGTCAGAATTTAATCCGAACATTAAGGCTTTCTCTCTTAACTCAACCAAAACTTTATCAGGAATATGTCCTTTTAATAAATCTAAATTCATTTACTAATTTTTGTCGAAAGTACCTCCACCTTTTTTCTTATCACCAATAATGCTTCGTAACCAGCTAAATACTTTTTCTAAAATACCCCTAGCAGGACTAGTAGTAGGTATAAAAGTAAGTGCGATTACAATAATACCATCAAGGGCAGCTAATACACCTATAACTTTAAAGATTATAGACATAACACTTTCCTTAGCAGAAGCTCCAAAAAGAGTTCCTACAAAATCACCTATTTGCTGTACAAGGGTAGAATCTACCTGAGCAAATATAAAAGTACTTAAAAACATAAGTACAAAAAACATTCCAAACTTTTTCATATTACTAAATTTAATTTTCAAAATAAGCCTCTCCCTCTTTTATTAGGGTACCAAAAAACCCAATTAATTTATCGTCCTTAAACATTGCATGTGCAGATCCTTTTACCTTCTGTATACTTCCATCAGGTTTTACAAATCTATATACCATTTCAAAATCTCTACCATCTTCTACTGCACTATCCCATTCTGATTTTACTATTTCACGATCATTAGGGTGCATAATGGTTACCCAATTGCTTCCTTTTATTTCAGAATCCGTTCTTCCTAATATAGAACATAAAGATCTTCCAACTTCTATAGCTTTTCCATTAGCATCAGACTTCCAATAACCTACATTTGTAGCAAGGGCTACTGCTGCTACTTTAACGTCTAATAAATCTACGCTATTCTCTATTCTGGATATTTGGTCTTTAAGAGAACTTCCCCCATTCGGCCGGAGTTCTTTTAAAATGGCATCAATATTTTCATTACCTTTTAAAAGTAATTCTTTATGCTCATTGTATTCTTTAAAAAATCTCCATATAGGTAAAATTACTTTTTTAAATGCAGCTATAACTGCCCCTATTATTACTCCCCAAAAACCTACAGACTTTGCTACAGACTCTACAGTCTCTGAATTAAAATTATCCAAACCCATCAAATCAAAATTTTTATTTATCAAAACAATATTCATGCCAAGTTTCGGTTATTAAAGGGATTTTTATGAAAAATAATCTATAATATGTTGAAAGAAATGTTTCATTGTGTAATATGTTTTTGTTAGTTGTATTAGTAATTATTTATACAAATCTCTCGCAGTTTTTATTTCTTTTTTTCTCTCTCTAATTATTGTAAGTTGCTTCAAAAGTAACGCTTCATCTGAATTTAACTGTTTTAAAATAGCGGTTAATCTATTAACTGCTTCACGTTTGCCAGTTACTTGCGTTTGCACAAAAGTAACATCGTCTTGAAATTGCTTGATAGTATAGACATTGTTAGTCTTACTAATCTCAAATCTGTTTTGAAGTTTTACCGCACTTGACGTATCAACCGCAACGTCAACAGAATCTTTAACTTGCCCAAAAAGTGAACAAGCGAAAAGCGAAATAATAAAAGTTAATATTCTCATGTTATAAAAAATTTAATTGTTTACCAAGTTGTTATGGCAGTTCTTTTCCATTGATTTGTGCCTACGCATACATAAATATAATTTGAATCCCATGCAATATCTCCAACTGTTCCTGTATCACTTGCACTCGATGGCGTCTTTGTTACTGAATAATTTAATAAGCCGTCATCACGAATTGTAAGCAATTTTGTATTAGAACTATTTCTAACATAAAGCGCATTTGTTGCACTTGTCGCACCTTCTCCTTTGATGTCTAAGGTTGCATTTGGTGTATTGGGCGCATATTGACCAATACCAATACGTTTATCCATTATAAAGAATGTACAATTAATACTTTGCGGATTTCCAGAAGTTGTGCTATTTGTTAATGTCAACGCATTACTTCTAACCCCTAATGATGAAGATGTTGACGCTGTTCTTATTGTTATACCATTACCCTCTGAAATAGATGAAGGAGTTGTATTTGGTGACTGTATCAATGTCATTGAAGTTTCAGCAGAACCACTTATTAATCTAATTGAACTTCCACCCGTTGAAGAAGTGTTTTTAATAAAATTAACTGCATCAGTTGCAGCATTTGATTCAATGTATAAAGGATAATTATATTGAGCATTTGTGGCATTATTTGATAGTTTTATACGCAACCCCCCACTTGTTTGGTTCACAGTATTAAAAACTTGTGTTCCATCTATATTTAATCCCCAAAGTGCATTTGTTGTACCTGAATTAGCAGTATGAGTAAATCCAGTAATCCCTAAAATAGCATCATTTGCTGAACTACTTGTTACCGAACCATTTGTAAATGATACTTTCCCACTATTACCAAATACCATTAAATCTGAACCAGTTGAACTTCCTATTCTTAATGCGTTTGTTGATGTGGCACTCCCTTGTATGTCAAGCCTTGCTTGTGGAGTTAGTACACCTATGCCTAATCTATCAGGGTTTGAAGTCATAACAATGCTATCATTTGCCCCAAAAGACCCGGCATTATTATATTGTACTTGTTTTGTTGAACCTGCCGGACTTGTTGGCGTTATCGTAAAGTTTGGATATGTACCAGTAGCACCCGAAATTGTAACTGTTTGGTCAGCGTTATTATCTACATATTTTTTTACAGCATATTCTGTGGCTAATACAGTACTAGATCCGCTACCTAAAGTGGTGTCATTACTAATACTATTTACGGTAACATTATTGAGTTTTAAATTTGTCTTGATGTTTACTTTATCTGCATTTATTGTTTGACCGTTTAAAACAAATCCGGCGCAAAATAATATAACAGTTAATATGTTCTTCATTATATGTATAATTTTGCTTTTTGAATAAAAAAATGTAACTTAACAGAAGAAGGCGAATATCCGCTAAAGTATAAAGTAATATTACCTCCATTAGCAAATTGATCTACAGATATAACTTCATAACCGTCTGCTATAGTATCTGTGTAAATATCAGTCCCTAAAGCTGTAGTTCCTATATTAAAAGTAATGGGATCTTCAGATTCAACTACAACATGAGTTAGTAACTCTCCTTCTAAAAGTATTAAATCGTAATCAGTACTAATAGATAAGGATTTATTATTAATACCAAGATTCGATATACTATTTTGTAAACAACCTATCTTAGCTTCTAAAGACCTTTTAACTTTATCTGTGTATCCGTTACTCACTTTATTTCTTTTTAGACTTCTTTTTAGATCTGCCTGCCATACTTAAAGCAATAGCCACAGCCTGTTTTTGAGGCTTACCATGCTTCATTTCCGTTCTTATATTATCGCTTATAGTCTTATTAGACTTACCTTTTTTGAGAGGCATGTTAAACAATTCTTAGTTTGAATACACCCTGGGCTACACCTTCTACGTGTGCTGCTCCTGCTATATAAACTTCCCCTACATTTACACCACCGGCGGCGGCCAATGCATCAGAATTATAAACAGGTAACTCTCCCATAGCAGCATTAACTGCATCTATGAAATTATAGTTGGTGTGCTTCTTACCAAGTTGTGCGATAGGATTCGCAGCTTTATCATCACATTCCAAAACCGGAATTATTAGCTTGTCTATGTCACAAACTTTGCTTACTTTATTTGCCATTTTTTATAAATTTTAAAATTAATTATGCGCCGATGTATACCCTTATCTCAATAAATATTAATGAGCCTTTCATTTCTGACAATGATTTATCAGAAGCTTTATACGTTTGAACTCTTATTACATTAGAGTTAGATCTGAAACCAGTTATTATAGAGGCATCTCCTGACACGATACCATAGTTACATGATACAGTTGTTAGGTTATTTGTAAACGCCCCGGATAGTGTACCAAAATAAACTCCAGTAGTAGTTCTGGTCCATATTATATCGCCTGATAAAGTATTAGCCAATACTATAGCTACCGGATCACTTGAATCTGCCTGAGAAAGCAAAGCAGTATATACAAGATAAGGGCTTGGTGTACCGGATACTGTTATGGTGTCGGTAGTATTATTCGAAGATATAGAGATACCATTGGTACCTACAATAGCTACATTGCCCCCATCATTACTTACTCCGTTTATAGAGCTTACTATGTTTGTAGTAATGGTAGAAGATGAGTGGTTATGGCTATTATCACCAACAACTGTTGAGTTTAGTCCGCCGGTTACATCGCCGGATAAAGTCGTATCTGGACTGACCGCTGTAAGAGTAACTGTATTGCTTACATCAGATGAGGACACTGCTATTAATGAATTAGCTGATACTATATTTATATTACCCCCATCATTATATACATTATTTATAGAACTTACGATATCAGTAGTTATAGTTGAAGCAGAGTGTGTATGACTATCATTTCCAACAACAGTTGTATTTAGTCCACCGGTTACATCGCCGGATAAAGTAGTGTCTGCTGCCGCTAAAGTAGTTGGGACCCATGTAAGTGTACCGCTATTATACGTATAAACTTGTCCGTCAGAAGGCGCTGATGCCGAAATAGCTCTACCTCTTAATCCCCTAACTGTACCACTATTTAACCCTCCGGATAAATCTCCGTATGAGAATGTTGTGTCCGGATGAGGAACAGTAAAGGTTATTGTATTGGCCCCATCGTTACCGGTGATAGTTATTACCCCGGATGCGACTAAATCTACATTTCCCCCATCGTTTGTTACTCCTTCTATGGAGCTTAAAATGTCGGTTGTAATAGTAGAATTATTATGATTATGACTATTATCTACTACAGCTACACTTCCAAGAGTACCTGTTACATCCCCACCTAAAGTAGGTATAACTGTAGGTATTCTGATTGTGTCTCTATCTACTTGTAATCCTGATGCGTATGCAATTAGTATACTGTCATGGTAAATTTGTATTGAGTCTATTTGTCCACCGCCGGATATTAATCCATCGGAAGCTAATTTACCCTTTAATGCCTTATACAAATTACTCATGGAAATACCCTTCAATGTTTGTACAGCTCCAGAGTTTTTATGAAACTGTGTATTGAAACGGATATCCCTTGTACCTGTTAAAGACTGAGCCATATATGTACTATCATATATAGAAAAAGTCTGTGCAAATGAATCTACTACAGGTACTGCGAATATAAAAAGAAATAATATTTTTATAAATTTCATTATACGTAATTTAAAATAAGATGAGCATCTACTGTTATAGCTTGTATAGATACCATAGCAGCTACATCTTCTACAACGTTAGAAAATACGTTCCTACACTGAACCTCATTTGCTCCTGTAGTAACTATACATTTATTTGATATATCCGTATCGTAAAAACTTACATTTGACAAATAAGTAGGAACCTCAGATATTATACCATCCCCCTCTATGTTTACTAAATCTATATTCGATATATATAATTTAGAAGTAGGATCAGTATTAGTTATTGATATTAATCCTCCTGTATAGTTACCCTGTATAGTTCCTCCTCCGGTAATTACTAATTTACCTATAAACCCTCCATTATCTGTAATAACAAAGCTCCCATTATCACCTTTTATAAAAGCCCCAGGACTTACATGGAGGGTTATCATTCCTGATAAACCATCTAAGTCTATAGCAGTATCTAACTCATATATACCGGGCATAACTATTACCGTATCACCATCAACAGCATCATCTAACGCTCCCTGAATAGTTTCATAAACACAAGTAGTTGAACCTTTAACTGCTGTAGTATCATTTGCATATACATTCTGATCTACATACAAAGTATTAGAAAAATGTGTAGGCTTTACTATAAAAGTAGGGGTAGTCCAATCACTTAAAGTACAATCATACATTGATATCCAAATATCCGTACACTCCCCGCCAACTAAAGCTATGTCTCCGCAAGATGGGGTAAGTACCTCACCTTGTATATAGGTTAACATATCACCTGGGTTACTTTCGCCAGGAGACTCTATGTTATGAATAGTAGAATTAACAAAGCAATCTCCAAAAGCAGAACATAAGTATTGAACCTCACTGGATGCATCATTATCTAAAGGAGTAGTTTCTGTACCAAAACTAGTTACAGACGAATCCACCGTAAAAGGAGCCGACATTATATCAGTAACAGTACAATCCACTAACAAAGTAACAGATGCGCCCGGTGCCATAGTTCCTATAGTCCAAGTATCAGTTCCTGTATCATAGCTACCTTGAGAAGGTGTAAATGTATCTGTAGTAAACCCGGTACTGAATACATTAGTTACTACCACACTGGTAGCACTTACTGCGCTGTTGTTGGTAACAGTTATAGGCCATTGCCAAGTATCTGCATTACCGGTTACAAATATATTACCTGATATTATAGTCATTATATTATATTTCTATATTTAAATCAATTTCCCCGGCGGCTACACAATCGCCTGTACACTCGTCACATACTTGTCCTTCTGCACAAACTACTCCATCACAAAGCGAGGTTATACATACTGAAACAACCATAGTTTCCTCTATACCATAACCATCACATTTAACCTTAACACTTATATCATAAGAATGGTTCGGTAAAGCTGATTCTGTAGTTACATACGTTAATATACCTCCTTCTGAAACAGTTACTGTGCTGAATGCTGAACTGAAAGCAGTTACTTCATAAGTAACATCACCATAGTTACATTCAGTGGTTGTTATTATCCCGGTAAGATCCAAGGTTCCCGTATCTCCACAACTATTTACATACCCGTCAAGTTCTGTACAAGCTACCGTGTAATCAGGGACTACCATGCAGTTTCCTGTACAAGGATTACACTTTCCTCTACATTCTGCATCACATGGATTATCCATACAAACATAAACAGAAGCAGTAGCAGATAAAAGCGAACAAGGGCAGTCTACTTTGTACTTTATTTCCCAAAGCTTGCCTTGCTCATAATAATTACCTGTAGTAATAGTAATAACTCCTTCTGAAGTTATAGTAGCTGTTACTCCAGGAGCTTCAGTAGATATGATAGAATATACTACATCACAATCCTTACATGCCGTTGCTATGTTTAACTCCGCTAAATCTATGACGGCTGTATCTCCACAAGGAGTAGGAGCATCATCACACTTAATTATCTGAGAGTTTACTTGTAAACAATTAGTACAAGAAGGTGTTGGAGTAACTAAAGAAACGCCGCATCCACAAGCCATTTATGTATATTTTTGAAAAATTTTTAATAAAAGGCGGGAGTTATTAATTCCCGCCCAAACACTCGATCATGTATTAAACCCTACAATCAATATTCAAAGTAGTTGTTTTCTCTCCACCGGTTATTACAATCTTAACATTGTATGTACTTGGTTGAGGAATATTAGTCCATGTATAATTACTACTTCCTGTATAAACCAAGGCATTGTTTACATAAGCTTGGTAAGATATTGCAGGGGAAGTATTATTTGTTATAGTAAGATTAGCTTGACCATTACCGCCGTTACCTGCTACACATTGGTAAGATACTACTATCTGATCCAATAAGAAGTCTGCACAAGTGGTTGTATCAAATGTATCTATAATAGTCTTAACACAGTTAGGAGCTAATGATGCACGAACCTTTGTTATGATACTATTACCATTTATAGTTACAGTTATTGGAACAGAACCGCCAGCTAATACAGTTACATCACTATGTAAAGAAACCCCGTTTTCATTTTCAAAACTAAATACTGCTGAAACTGAGCCGGTATTATCCAAGGTCATTCCTACCTCTGTATCAGAATTACATACTTGGTCATTAACCTGTAAATCATTTACATCTAAATCTTCACAACATACTACAACTTTTCCTACTTCAGTAACATGACATGAAGGGGTAGACTGTACATAGAAATCGTAAGTAAACGGTGTATTAGTTGGTACGGTTACGGTATTTACTCCATTAGCCGGCACATAATTTATTACGGAATCAACATCTATCACTGCAATCTCATTGTAGTTATTAGTAGCTCTTAAATATCCACTACTTCCAGAACATCCTGTATCAACCAACAACTTAGTAGCAGCATTATATCCGTCTAAATCCAACGATTTAATAACCTCAACTTCACATCCATCTGTAAGAGTAACTGTTACTGTGTAATCTCCACTTATTGCAGGTACATTTGGTACAGTTATAGAGCTTCCTAAGAATGTACCCGTTACCGCCGGATCAGATCCATTATCTATTGAGTATGATTTAGAACCGGTACCTGCATTAGTAGTAGTTATTAAAACAGATATATCTCCAGAAGTATAACAAGTATCCACTATAAAGTCGAAATCCATTTCAAAAGGCAAGCAAGTGGCGCTCTTTGTAACAAGGCTTGTACCACAAACATCATCTTTTATCTTCAAACCTACAGAGTTTATTACTCCTGTATGAGTGTATGTAGTTCCATTAGGAATCAATACTCCTGTATTTAATAGGGTGTATTCTGTTGCAGTAGCTACTCCATTTATGTATAGCACATATTTAACCCCAGGTGTAGCAGCAGTCATTACATCACATCGTACACTTACTTCAGAGAATGTAACTTTCTTACAACATTCTGAAACAGTAAAATCTAAACCGTCCACTTTTAATGTATCAAACATTAGTTTAGTAGGAGTACCTCCTTGACCATAACAACTGAATGGTACAGCACCTAACCAACAAGAACATCCAGGAAGTGCCCAATAGTATTTACCATATATCAAACCATCACTTACAGATGTAAGTATATTTGTATGTATTTTAGAAGTACCTACGTTTGAAACAAAATCCATCCAAACATTTGCGAAGTTTGTAGCTCCGGATAAAGTAGGTGTATCATTTCTATACCAAGACAGCTTTTGCTTCTTACAAAGTAAGTTCTTAACCATTTCGAAAGAAGAACTATAAGAAGAAAGAGAAGTCATCATACCAAGGCCAGCAACATCGTTAGGGATTGTTACTACTTTAGACTCGTTCAATTTAAAAGAACATCCGTTTTCAAGAATAATATCAGTTTTAGACTCTAACTTTATTGTAGTCTTTATATGGGTTCTATTGCTTCCTCCTACAAAATATATTTGCCCAGGAACAGCTACTTGTTTGAATTCTATCTTAGGAGTATTTAATACAGTATATTCATCAGTATTAGTCATGTCAACTGTTACTACTCTCCTGTCTAAAAACAATCCCGCCGGTCCACCATACTCTTCTTCAAGTATTACATCAAACTTACCAGAAATAGGTAGCACTTCATCAGCAAAATCACGTAGGAATTGTTTTCCTGTAAAAATAGCCCATGTAGCAGACTGCCCACCACCTCTTAGTTGTAATTCACCTGTGAACTGGAAGTGTTTACTTCCATCAGCAGTTACATTATTTAATTTCAATCCGGCAGATATATCTTCGCACTCGCAACATTCATTAGATGTTAATGTAGCTTGTAAGTCACAAGTATCATCTATCTTAGTAACTGTAAGTAAATCTGAACATCCAGAATAATTACCACAGTTAGGATCATTAGATGGGCACGGATTACACATACCATCTACACAATGACAATTCTGTCCGCAATCTGAATCATTAGAGCAATAAGTAGAGTTACAAGGGTTTCCACCGCAAGTACCGTTTTCTTTGCATATACATCCATCAGGACATATTTCACCATTTTCGCAAGAATAAGATTCGCAACTTACGCAAGACTCTTTACTCTTATCGCAACCACAATCAACCCCAGGACAATCATCACCGTCTTTACAGTTATTTGCACAAGGAGAGTAAATACATATTTCTTCACCTATACAATCACACCCAGCAGCGAATTTACAGACATCACACTCTAAATCTTCACATTTTACGCACTCACCACCAAAACATGCACATCCAGGAGGGCAATCTGTAACTGAGTTACAATCTCCGCCGCATTCCTTCTTAACACAATCGTTTCCGATACAGTTACAACCACTTACATCTCTACATTCGTTTGTTGAACAATCCAAAGAAGCACAAGGCACACATTGACCATTATCACATCCACAACCTTCACCGCAATCGAAACCATCATTACAAGCCCCTGCACAAGGATTAGGTACGCACTGGGCACCATTACAGTAACATCCTTCGCCACAATCTCCATTAGAATCACAAGCTCCAGAACAAGGCGCACAGTAGCAATTATCTTGATCCAATCTCATACAATTCTCAGACCTTGGGCAAGAAGGATCTTCGCAATCACATTCTTTAACACAACAAGGTACCCCAGGAATTCTTATATAACCGGTAGGGCAAGTTACTTCAACACATCCACCATCTACACAGTTCTGACATTCGCTACAATCAGTATCTCTTATACAATCAGGTTGAGGTATGCAATTACCGGTAGTTACATCTAATATGTAACCAGGGCAGCATGCGCATGAATCCCCTATACAACATTCATTGGCACCGGTGCAATCTGTATTAGTCAAACACTCAACACAGTTCCCGGTAGTCGCATCACAATTTTCACAATCTTTTGGAATACATCCATTAGGAGTACAAACAAAACAAGGAGGACAAGGATGAGTTTCATCACAATCAGAACAGTTACCTTTATTATCCATGTACGGAAATCCAGGAGGACATTGACAGTCACCGGTAACACATATTTGATTAAAAGGACAAGGATGTGTATCATCACAATCTGAACAAATTCCATCTTCAGAACAAAACTGACCTACTTCGCACTTAGATACACAAACATTGCCTACACAGTCTTCACAGTCTGGACAATCAGCGTTTAAGGTACAAGGGCATATTTTTATTCTTTCTGGCTCACATAATGCACAGTCATCAGTACAGTCTATAATTACATATAAACAAGGATCCGGACAATCCGCCGGAATTTCGACAGTAAGTGTTTTACCATCGACAACACCACAACGTACATTAGCACATTCCGGTTTTTCCCACGTTATCGTAGGATTTTTACAAGTAGCCCCATTTTGAGTAATAGAACTTAAACTAATTTCGTATATTCTTTTATCTGTAGCCATTGTGAGCTTTATAATTTTTTAATTATGAACTATATCCATGTTCTGATAAATCAAGCGGGGTATCTAAATAACAGGCCCTACCTGTAAAACTTTCTAGTAAAGACATGTCAACATCTTCTCCCAGTATATCAACATTAAATCCTTCATCAAGTAATATAACTTTATTACCTACTATCAACTCTCCGCACTTATGTTCTGCGTTATAGGATACACCTATACCACAATTAAGAAATGAAGCTATTATTTCAGTAGAAATATTACATTCTAATAGTTTTGCATATGTACTAAAATCTATACCACAAACTACTTTTTTTACTTCCGGAGAAAGATTTATATTGCACTCTAATTCTTTAATAAGAGCGTTGAATTCTATTTTACACTTTTCAAAATCCTTTATATATAACGAATAATCTAATCCGCAATTAACCTTGGTTACATCGACATTTACATCATAGCAACCTTCGTTTACGGCTTTTGATATTACCGTTAGGTTATAAAGAATTTTGTATGTATCCTCAATTTCAGAAACATTTAAAGCATACAATAATTTATATGCGTCTGAAACTTCTTTTACTTCTATACCCAACTTAGGTATTACCCAGTAAAATCTTTCTTCCCAATCTTCAAAAGCAACACAACCAGGATGATTGATTAACCAAGCATCTAAATTAGAATCATCAGTTATGAGGTCACATCTGTTTCTATCTTGTGTACATGATAAATCAACTAAATTTAGAATTTCTTCTATAACCGATTGAGTCTCATCATCGCACAAACAAACTCCGAAATTATTTATCAAAGATTTTTTATATCTAAGTAAAGTATCCCGGTATAAAGTCAAAACTTTTTTTGACTTATTAGGTAACGAAGGCCTTGAAAATCCCCATGCTTTATCACATAAATAAGCTTCTGACTGTACAGATAAAGTATGCTCTATAGCATAAATTAGGTCGGATATACGGTCAAAAGTTATATTAAAACAATTAGGACAGTTATAACAAGTTTTGCAGCAGGATTTCTCTTTGGAAACTACTCCATCGCAACATTTACCCGCAACAGTTTTTCTTATCACAACCTAATTTTTCTAATTTATTTTGTAAAACCTGGAACATATCAGTAGCTACTTTTAGTTTACCTAATTTAGTATTTATTTCTACTGATTTATAAAAGTATTCAAGCTCCTCTAAATCACTTATCATGTTACCGGCGGACTGAGAAATAAGAGTATCTATTTGACATCTGGTATTACACAAATACGCTCTGTTTATTGTATAGTTTACTCCACAACTATTTGTCTTGAAACAGTATATGCCATCAGCAATACATTCCTCTTCTATAGTACCTAATACCTCTTTAGAAGATAGTACGTTCCTTTTAGAAGGATCTATTGTTACATCAAACGATTTATTGAAAGATGCTTCAGTTACAGTAATAGTGAAAGGTTCAGGAATATTAAACCCGGTAGAACTCATCCACATGCTTTGGTCTTCTATCACTATATGCTTACAGTCAGTACTGTCAACAAATAGATCGAAGTATTTTTTTATGCATGCACAATTATAGCTCACCGGGTTCAATTAGAAATTCAAAAAAAATATTTTACAAACAAAAACACTAACAAGTTATATCCTGCGTTACACAGGTACCAACTGTATGTAGTTGTGCTAAGAATGTTTCCCAGCTTGTCTTTGTAGTTGAATCACCGGAAGGTACAAGTACTGTTACATTTTCAGTAGTAGTTCTTCGTACTGCATTAGCAAATCGGTCATCATGTCTACGAGTCCACAACATATTGTAAACGCAATATGCATCTTTACACTTAATTGTAGTAGCATTTGTAGATCTTGAATATTGGTCCGGAAGTCCTATCTCACCTCTATGAGTATTAGACATTCTATATCCTCTTCCAATTCCGCCGTTATCCTGGAAATGCTCTCTATCCTTGTAGTAGTAACCAAAACCTTCATCAAGTACTTGGGCACTGGCTTCTCTCGTGTAGAATTCTCCACAACCCCAATCACCTGTAGGAGTTACTTTGATAGTTCTAAAGTAATTCATAGGAGGAGTAATGTTAGGAGGGAAGTCACATAGACAATCTACTGTAAGAGGGTCGATATAGAATCTCATACCACAAGTAGGAGAAGCTACAGTATCCTCTGAATCACAACCTGCACATACATCTGCTGTAGTGAAAGTAGTGAAAGGGTTAGTTTCAGTAGTTGCCTCAATATTAGCATCTTCTCCAGAAAGAAACTCTATTACATCGGCGCAAGTAGTTATTTCAATTGTATAACCACAACAACCATTAATACTTCTTGATAAATGAGCATAACCTCCAGTTGGGGCCAAAGCCTCATTGATAAGTTGGATAACTCTTTCAAGTTGTCCTACCAACGTTACCACGGTAGCATCTACGGTAGCAGTTGTAGCAGTGAATTCTGTTTCATCGCCATCAATTGAAATACCTGTTATAGCAGGAACACTTGTACAACCAGAACATTCTGTGTTATCCGGGGTAAGTACAAATTTCTTTATTGAAGCAGAAGAATTCCAAAGTCTTGCAGCTCTAAAAGGTTGGTATTGATTACCAGTCTTTTTATTCTGGAAGATAGATATACTTCTTGCATCGTCATTAACCTTACCGTTGACAGCATCTACAAAAGCGCATACTAACTTATCGCATGATTCTGTATCATTACAATCACAATTTGTGCCACAAGGATTGATAACAGCAAAAGGATACATTGCGTAATCGTTTTGAGGGTTGTTACTCCTTACCATGTAGTCATCTAATAATACATTGAATCCGTAACCTTTACGGCATTTCGTACCGTCAAAAAATACGTCAACTACTTGAGGAGTACCACATACCGGGGTAGTCACCAACGCTTCTACCTTATCCTCACATAGGTTGATACCATCACCAAAATAACGAAGAGTATCCGCTATTTGATTATCCGTACCAACACCTACAGCTACTACTACCTTTGTTTCGGTAGGAATAGATGCAGCAGCCACAGTTAAATTAGTATCAGGATTGAATACAACAAGTTCTCCTGACATAACGTTAGGTTTTTTACTACCTGCCGTAAATACAGGCAAACCGGCAGCTTTTACAGCCAAGTTTCCTTTTGTTGCAATATAGGTTTGCTTTGCGAATGAATTACCCACGTTTCTTTATTTTATAATTATTAAAAAATTTAAATAAAATACTAGTATTTAGTATCAAGTTCTTTTATTTCCAAAATAGATTTCAATGCTGTTGCATAGTCCATACTATCTCCTAAATCTCTTCTAGCCATCAATACCGCTATATCCAATATGTCATGCATTACAACCGTAGAATCAAAAATTATACCTACATCCTTAGTTATTATTTTACCATCAAGGTCTTCATAACTTCCAGAATCAGTACATGATGCACACTTTATGACTTCAGGCGATTTATAGTAATCTACAATTACTTGTTCAATATTAAACTCCTTATTGTGCCATAAATATAATCCGCCGGAACCTTCATCTCCTATTATCTGTTCCCATTCAAATGAACTCTTCCAAAATGGATTTTTCAATGCATTGTTGAGGTCATTTGTTTGAAACATGTAAACTGGTAATTCCTTAGATTTACATCCTTCTCTACCCGCAATAACTTTTCTTCTTAGTATAAGATAAGCATCTTTAGGATTCTCTACTATAACGTAATCGTCTTTACGAATACTTATTTTTAATGGCTTTTCCTTTACTTCTAAAGGCCTGAGATCTTCCCTTACTTGTGAATTTGTTTCAGCTATTCTGACTCTATTATTAAAATAAGCCATTAAAGCTTCATTTAATATAGCCAGTTTGTGTTCAACTCTGATAGTCTTTTTATACTGTCCATCAAATCTATCAAACTTTCTATCAAATTCATTTATAAGTCTTTTTGCTGAGATCATTTGGATTTATTAAACCTCTACTCCTTTAGTTCTTAGTTCATCGGTTACCCGGTTAACAATATCGTAATTGTCCTTATCCATCATAAAAGTGTTAACTTCCGCCAGGGTCCTTCCTAAGTCAAGCTCACCATATTTATAAAACCCGTTCTTGCTTTTAGAAATTATACCATAGTCTTTAGCCATAGTTACAATACCTTTTAGATTTATTGTAGTAGAATCGGCACTGGCCAACTCAATAAACAAATCTATGTTTTTCTTAGATGTACCGAAAGCTGTTAGATTCTTATCTTCAGTTATCTTACGGAACAACGTCGACTTAACAATAGATGGTTCAGCATTACGAACTGCTACACCCATAGCCTTTAATACGCTGCACTGTAAATCGTAGGTCATAGCAGATAGCAAAGCAATCGCTTCGATTGTTTTGTCCGCAGCCTTGGCTTCAGTTTCATTATCAATGGCCGCCGTAGAAATAGTATATTTTTTCATGGAGTTCAAAGCAGGATTAACTGCATCCCCTTTCATACTATACTCAGGCTGTTGCCTCATCCAAATAACCTGTAACCGAGCAAATGGATCACTATCGTCTACAGTATTTGCCCCGTTTTCTATTTTAAAGAACATATTAGGATGCGAGAAAAAAGGATCTAATTCATTTCTCAAATTAGCTGTTGTTATAGGAGTACCGGATTTATCAAAAAATCCTATCTCCTTCACCAAATCATCTAATTCTTTCTGATCAATTTTTAGATCATAAGCTCTTTTAGTCGCATCCCATTTTATCTTCTTTATAGCAAAAGTACCGGGAATCGTATTACTTTTATAATTACCTGTGGGTACTTTTACCCCTTCAGCATCTTCTTTGTAAATAACAGGGTCTCCATGCAATTTCATGAAGCTGTTCTTCTTTGTATTTGTTATTGTATAAATCATAATAATTGTTTTAGTTTTGTAGGGTTAAAAATTTATATCTTCACGGCAGGTCGGAACCAGATCATACTTGATGGATCCTTTACTACCATTCCAAACATACATTCGTGAATGTACTTAAATGCATTCTCTGTGCCTAATCCATTATGGAATCTGTTATGCAAAGCAGGTTTTCCAAGTACAGGACCTAGTGGAGACCAGGTACCGATTGAGTAACCATACTGCTCAACATCAGGGTTAGTAGTTATATATACGTTTGAGTCTCTACCGTCTCCGTAACCATAGTTGAATATGATGTACTCATAAGAAGGTAAAGGTAAACCGTTATACTTTCTGCTATCTACTAATTCAGAATCCAAAAATGCAAGGTGGTGAATATTTATCTTACCAAATGGTTCTATGTATACAGAACGGTATTGTTTTGCACCAAGACCAACACCTTTTCTACCTTTGAACAATGCTTGTTCGTCAGAGTAGTTAATGTCAGCAGTTTGCATTGTACCATATACGTCTGCTTCTTCACACCATTTCTGCCATTGGATCAAACCTCCCCTTCCTGTATAGATATCTACCTCTTGTGCAGATGGCTCTACTTTGTCATTCCAAAGAGTTGGAAGAAGTGTTTTAAACAAATCAAGATTTGATGTAGCCGGATTATAGTCAATAGTGTAAGATGATTCCATGAACTCATAGATACCAGGACCTGCATCCAAAGTTTTCTGGGTCAAAGAGTCTAAGAACTTACTTGCAAATCTTCCAGCAGAACGGCCATAAGTCAACCACATATCCTTTTGGAAGTTGGTCTCTCTCATGAACTTATTATCAAGTTCGTTATATGCAATAGGGTTAGTACCAAGAGATTTTCTCATCTCTTTGTCAACCGGTTGGATCATATAATTCTTGGAAGCAAGGTGTGCCTTATCAGTTACCTTCATTTCCCAACCCATACGAGTTTGAGGAACTTCAAATTCAATGTAAGATTCACCATCCTTGAATGAAATGTTACCCCTATTAGAAGTTCTTTCTCCAATAAGTGATCCGATTTGAATTATACGGGTGCCAAGAGTAAGGTATTCAGATGGGAAGTATGCACCAAAATCTTCCTCGCCAAATATAGCGACTTCATATTTAAATGACATACCATCAGGGAAAGGATGAGATCTAATTAAAAGAGGAATCTCTCTCAATCCTTCCAATATGATTATATCGTTAGGACCATAAAGGTCAGAAGATAGTCCGATATCGAAAGTAGATTCACCAAGACCCGGAGTAGGGTTGTTAATCTCATAGTTCTTTATGATAGAAGAACGTAAATCGCCCTCCTGGGTATAAAGCTTGTATCGTAGGAAAGGAGCCCTTTCTTCTACCATTCTTGCCTTATCCTTGAATACATCCATTATAGTACCATCCTTACCAATAAGATTACCTTTTGCATAGGAAGCTATCTGCTTTCGCACATCATCCAAAACTGCATAATCTTTTGTATTAGGATATACCTCAAACCATGCTCTTTCATCAATTTCTTTATTGAAAGCTACATCACGTACAGTTTGAGTGAATATATCAAATTTTGTATGTCTACTTGCTAAACCCATCTCTTAATTAATTAAATTTTTTATTTTAAAAAATACTTACCACTTTTTATATACTAAATGCTTTTTTACCATATTTAGATATATTATCTGAATTACCTTTTCCAGACATAGTAGGTACAGAAGATACTGCTTTATTTAAGTCAGATAAAATAGATCTTTTAGCTTTTTCTTCCAGCTCTACACCTGACTTAGCCTCTTTAGGCCCTAAAACTACATCCACTATTTGCTTAAAAGAATACTCAAAATCAGAAGCTATATCCATTCTTCTTTTTTGATATAGAGTAACTCTATGCTTTTTACCTTCTTTATCTACATATATTTCTGATTTGTCAAATAAGGCTTTCCTTACTTTTTCCATATCAGACTTACTATACTTAACTCCTTTTATCACGCCGGCCGATAATAATTTTTCCATATTATCTATCTTCTCCTTCTCTTCTTTAACTCGTCTGTCTTCTTCATTTTTAACTGCCAAGTCATGAGCTTCTTTAGTAGATTTTGCTTTATTAGCAAAGTGTCTTTTAGCTACAGTAAGTACTTGAGTCAAATCATCTGAATCAGAATTAAGATCCCTTTCAATCTGTCTCTCAATCAGAGCGTCATCAAAGTTTATATCTCTGTAATAGAAATTTAAATATTGACTTGCTACTTCTTCGTAATTATCTGAATTCTCGTCAAAATTGATACTAGCTAAACCAGTAAATAAGTTTAACTGCTCAATTTCTTTTGGAGCAATACCTAAATGAATTTTCTTTGCAGTAGCCAAAATTTCAGGATTTAGTCCTTCCTTTTCAATTAACTCCTGTCTTATCTCATTACGAATCAGTTCTTCCTTTGAAGTCCTGTATAATTCAGCGAACTGTACATCTGTTATATTATCCGGTATTTCTATATCATCCGGCAAAAATCCATCCTCTTTGAAGGATTTTGCTAAAATAGAAATAGGATTTGTAGAGCCGGTAGAATCAGAACCTTGTTCATCTTTTTCCTCCTCTGTTTCATTTGTATCTTCTACTGTATCTTCTTCCGTCTCCTCCTCTTCCTCTGTACTATCTATGTTTTCTATTAAAACGGTATCCTCTTCTTCTTCAATTTCTTCATAATTACCCGTATTATCGGGGTCAATGAAGTTTATGAAATTATCTTCAGCAGGCAGATCGAATGGTGATATTTTTTTCATTTTTCGTTTATTTTACAAATATATGTTAATAATTAGTTAAAATCCAAACTTTTACAGGTATAAATTTTTCGCACTATAGCCTATAAACAAATTTTATTTTCCTATAGGACGTTTAGCTGCTATTTCTTTAATTCTTAGGTCCTCCATAGCTATTTCATAGTCCCTTTGAGCTTGTTCTTTTTCAAGTCTAGCTTTCTCTCTATCAAGCTCTAATTTATCCTGGGCTACTTTTTTATCAGCTTCTATTTTTTGACGCTTAAGTTCATTATTTATTAAGTCCCTATCTAAAGCATCGTTAATATTATCCCTATTAATATCATTTGCGTTAGCTAACTGCATAGATCCTATTTCAACAAGTTCTTTTTTACTTATTCTATCCTTTTCTTTTTCTGTAGCATCATTGGCTTGTTGTTGCTTTTGTAAAGCTTCTGCGGCCTGTTGCTTCTGTTGTATTTTCTCAATTTCTCTTTGATGATTAAGATCCTGTTCTTTCATACGCTTTCTTTCAGAACGCTCCAATATATCTTGAATAGCTACGACAGAATTGGCAGAGTATATCTGAGCTATATCTACTATACTTCCTTGGTTTTGTAGTATTGATAAAGATAGTTGTCTCAGTTGCTCTACTTTAGATTTCTCTTCAAAGTCGTTTGTCAAATATAAACTCATTTGTCCTATAGGGAAAGGCTCTAGTATATTTTCTATATAAGCTCTTGACCAATCATCGAATAGTATAGATTTTTTCTGATCGTTATCTCGGTAAGCAATTAAAGCATTGTCTAAAAATCTTGTAAGTACCCGTTGTGATATTATCCTGTGTTTATTATGGAATCTAGCCATTTGTTTTTCAGCGCCGGAATTTGCTAACTGGGCATTAACATTGGTAGTATACTGACCTAATTGACCTAACTTTGCCTTGTTATAATACATGGAAGCAAATATTCTATCTTCCCAAAACTGCATCATAGCAATATCAGACTGTTGATCCTGAGTATTGGATACATTAATAGCTCTTATCACATTTAAGTCATTTTGGTTAGCACCTTCGAAATGTGAACTAGATACAATTACTTTACTTTTTCTTATTGAAGTATACCACTCAGTCCATGTCCAATTTATAGGTTTAGAGGCAGCAGTGGTATGAAGAAGGGTACCAAGGTTACTTGCTTCATCTTCTTCTAATTTTTTAGCTTTTAAATTAAACTTAAAATTCCAAGGCTTGCCTAAGTCAACAAAGCTTACATTTTTAGCATTGTTTTGAAATGTGTTATATTTACCGCCGTATATGGTAAGTTTTACATCGTAAGGGTTTTCTATGTTAGTATACTGAAAAGGAACCGGTTCTACACCTACATAAAATGCATCTCCTGGATTACCTAATATAGTACCATGCCAAACTTGAGGAGCAATTATATCTCTTTCAGATATATCACCTATTAAAGGATTTAGTTCATAATGCGTATCCCTTATGAAAGTTTTCTTAACTCCGTCTATTACACGAGTTATTTCTTTCATAGGTCTTTGCCACTTCCATGTAATATAACACTCTCTTATGCCTTGGCCGTCCGTATAATTACTCGAAACAGACCTGTATAATTCTTTTAAAGCATTCTGTCCTTCTGTAAGATCGAAATTCAGATTTGATAAGTAAGGGTCTTTTCCTACCCTTTCTGCCATATTTGCGCTGTAAGAATCTAAGTATTGTCTTCCGCTTTTATCCTGTATTACTTTAGATTGAGCGTATCCGGGAATAGTAGTGAAGTACTTTTCAAGAGTTTTTATATTTGCCTTTACAAGTATATCTCCATACTTTTGGATGACATCCTCCGGGGCCAAATAATCTACATACTTAGCCATTACACCATCTTCTACGTACTCTGTATGTTGAGAACCAACCCATGTTACAAACTTAGGATTTAAAGGTTCTAATGTAGGTAGGTTTCTTTTTATACCTAACTTATAATACTCTTCAGCAGTTACTACTGCGTATTCTCCTCCTATATCTAATTTGTTCTTTACATCCTGATCTTCTATTGCATCATCTACTACTATCTGAGCTATTATCTCCTCCGGTGTTCTGGTCTTATTGAATATCTCCATTATTTCTTCAGGAGTCTCATCTTGTACCTGTTTATCTACAGTTTGTTGCATTTTTTGTACTTCTTCCGGCGGCATCATGTTAGGATCTGTAATTCCTAATTGTGCCATATATTTTTGCTGCAACTCTGCTATCCTGGGTTCAATGAATTTTTTACTAAAATAAGATTGTAATTTTTCAATTACTACCCTATCTTTATATGTCCTACCTTT